CTTTTAATTTTTGGTCAAATTCAGTTAGTTTCTCATGTTCAGAATTTCTGTTTTCAAGTTGATTGGTAATAGTTTGAATTTCTGATTCAAGTTCTCTGATTTGTTTTTGATAGCCAGAGATCTTAACGTTGTTTTGAGAAATTTCATTCGTTAGTTTTGTTGATTCCTTAGTGAGTTGGATAAATTGACGTTCCCTTTCCTCTTCTTTTTCTATTGCCTTTTCTAGTTCTTGATAACCAGATTGTAGTTCTTTGGCTTTTTGTTGGGCTTCGTCCAGTTTATTTAGTCTTAACTCTTCATTAATATCTTGTGTACAAGTGGGACATACCGTATTCTTTGAGAAGAACTTATGTTCTTTCTTTACGGTTGATGCCTTGTTTGATATCTTTCCTTTTAGATTTCCCAACTCTTTAAGTTTCTTACTAGCTTCCGCAAATTTTTCTTGGTCTTTTATCAAATCTTCAATAGTAAATGATAAGTTTAAATTCATACTTGTGCATCCCTCAGACTCAAGAGATAATGAATCTATCTTTTTTTTCTTAGATTCAATTCTATCTTTACCTCTCTTTTCAACTTCTTCCATAAAGTTCTGTTGCATCTCTAGTTTTTCTTTAAGAGATGTTTTCTTTAACTCTAGAGTTCTAACTACATCTTTCTTATCTCTTATCTTGTCTCTAATTATGGCATTCATCGCTGAGAATATCTTGATATCCAGTAAGTCCTCAATCACCTCTCTTCGATTTGAACCCGACAACTGCATGAACGGAACAAATGTACTACTACCCAATATGACGATTTGTGTGAATGACTTGTAATTCATCTTCACAACATTTTGTTCTAGCCATTTCTGTTGGTCATTGGCAGCAGAGGATTGATTCATCATCTGTCCATTACGATGAATCTCAAATATATTTGGTTTGATACCTCTACGAATAAACCATTCTGTTGAACCAATTGTAAAGTCAAGTTCAACTACACAGTCTTTTTCATTTGTAGCATTTACAAGTTGAGATTTATTAATCTTACGAAATGGTTTATTAAACAGAACAAAAGTAAGTGCATCTAACATGGTAGATTTACCAGCACCATTTGTACCAATAATTACAGTATTGGATTTTTTATTAAGATCTATCTCTGTCCACTGATTACCAGTAGACAACAAATTACGCCATCTTATCTTTTTGAAACAAATCATTCTTTGGAGGAACCACGATATCGTCTGGTCTAATAATATTATACATGTAATCGTGCATTTCGCAAGCCCTCATAGCAACGAAATCATCTACTTCTATTACACTCATTTCTGGATAATCTTCTTCAACTGATATTAAATCAGCATATCTATCCGCATCATCCTCTTCCTCAAACATTAAGAGAACTCGATCTCCATCATCATTCTCGATTGAGAAAGCACCATCTTCTTCATATCCTTTAACAGCTAAGATAAACATCATTCAACCTCACAGGCCTCCCGATAAACGTCTTGAAGTATTTCTGTAATCACAGATTTATCTAAGTCCACTTCAGACTCCTGTATATATCTATTTAATAAAGAAATTGTATCTTCAGATTCATCTGCTTCAAACTCTTCTCCCTCTGTAAAATCAAAGTTTTCAACAATTTTTAACTCTGCTAAATTTGAAGAATAGAGTTTATCAATATACTTTTCAAACTGTTTTGGATCTGACTTTTTGCGGACAATAACCTTAAGTATTTTTTGATCATACTTTGTAATATCCAACATTTGATGAGGTGTATCTTCATAATATAAATTATGAAAAAGTTGATAGGGATTATTGACTGGCTTATGTTCTAAAGTATCTGTATCAAACAAATGAAATCCACGATTTCTATCATTCACATCATTCCAATACATTTCATATGGATTACCTAAGTAAAAAATATTATCTTTGTTTGATCTCATATGGTAATGTCCAGAATAAACTCGTTCAAACTTATCAAAAACATTTGAATCCATACCATGTTCCATAAAATGTCCACGAGTTGCCATAAAACCATTTAGTTCTAAATGACCCATCACACATGGAGAATCACTATCATCAATTAATTTTAATGTTTTCTCCTCATTCTCAGAATTAATCCAAGGCACAAATAAAAATTTTGTCTTATCAATTTTAACTTCCTCTGTTTCTGAATATATCTTTACATTATCATACTCTCTTAAAAAAAGATTAACACCACTTAATTGATTTGTGTTCTTATAATATGCTGTATGATTACCTACAATAGTATGAACAGTGATTCCTAATTCTTCTAACTTATCATAATAATTATTTTTTGCCCACTCTAATGACACAAAATCAACACCTTTACGGCTATCAAATGTATCACCCATGTCAACGATAGTATTAATTCCTTCTTTAATTAAAGTTGGAAAAAATATATCTTCGTAAAATTTTAAAAAATAATCATGAAATAATTTTGAATTTTTTCTCGCACCAAAATGTTGGTCTGTTATAATCGCTATCTTCATTTTTTAGTTGGGTCTGGTAATATAAAAGGTGGAGCATCGTTACAAGATGACTTTCCATATTGTTCATATTCTTTATATCCTGTCATCTTACCACTTGTTTTCATAAGTGCAGACATAAAAGATATGATAAGAAATACTACAGGAGCCCCAATGATAAGAGCCGCAGCGAAAATATAACCCACAATAAACTCAGGGATAGAATGATTGCCAAGAAATTCATGATTGTCTAATAGAAAATTTATCATTGATAGTTCATGCGTGTTTGCACTGAGTCTTTGATTTGATTATAGTCAGAACTACTGCCTGTCATATCTCCATCAACAGTGAACACCTCTTCGTAACCAGACCTTTCAATAATTTTAGTTTTAATTTCTAATTGTTTCTTTTCTTTTTGTATTCTTCTAAGAAATGCATAGTGTATAATTTGTGTAAAGTAAGCAAAAGGATTCTTAGATTTCTCTGGATTAAAATTATTGATATATTGAACACAATTTTCAATACCATCACATACCATGTCATCCTTAAACATATAATTTACAAAATTAGGTTTAAAGGATAAGTGAGTTGCAATCTTTAAAAAACACTCACCAATATATCTTGGGATAACAGGTTTTGTTTCACCTCTATCTGCAGCCAAGGCAACTTTTTCCTTGTACTCAATAATAGCGGCTAAGAACTCTTTATTATTTACATAGTGTTCCGATCTTTTTCTTGCCATGAAATGTTCTGATAGTGTTCATTCATATTATTATTATACACCATAATCAAACGCTTGACAATACCTTCTAAAACATGTACAATAACCTTTGTGGAGGTTCAGAGGGATAGCTTAGCTATTCTTAAAGATATTCTCTAGGCTTTTACGAGCATCTTTAACATTAGCTATATAACCCATCTCTTTTGTCATTTTTGGTTTAGGTTCTTTAGAAAAAGGTTCAGTTTCATAATAAGCATTTACAAATTTATTATATGCTTTTATCACTTCTTTATCAGAAACCTCACATGTGGTGATAACGTTACTCATCTTCACTATATATGTTGTTTCTCGACCTGTCTTTATCCAAGGTTCGATTTTGATAACACTGATTCCTGGCTTTCTTGTAAAACTAGAGTGACCGACCATTGCAGGGCAATCTAAAACTATGACATCAAGTTCTGGTGAGGGTTCAATTTTTGCAATAACTTCCTCGCCTGTTTTTAATTTTACAACTGCTAAAAATTTATCTGACATTTTTTTAAAGGTATCGTAAGCATTTCATAATTAAAGTTTTCTTCGTTATAAATTTTAACTCTCTCCATCATATGATTTAAGGTGTAGTTTTTTGAGGAACCATATGTAATATCATCAGCGATATCAAATAAAGTTGCCTTTATTTTGTTGTCTCCCTTTCTTAAAACTCTACCTATGCTTTGTAAGTTTCGTATTTTTGATTTATTTGGTGATGCAAATATAACATTATGAAGATTCTTAATATTGATTCCTGTTGAGAAAGTTCCATATGATGCGATAATGATTGCATTATCTTCCTTTTCTGTGATTCTACGAACTTCTTCTCGATCTTCGGTATCAACTCCTCCGTGAACAAAGAAACATTTTCTGTTTTCTTCCTTGTTACTATTTATGAGATCAAAGAGAGGAAGACCATGTGACTCAACTCTTGTATATAAAATAAGAGTATTACCTTTTTGATCAAGAGTTAGATTCTTGATAAAGTTATTTCTCTGTGTATGTGTGATTAAATATTGTATTTCATCCTCATAGTTCTCAAATTTTCTTGCTGGGTGTTTGAGTGTTAAAACTTTGATATTTAATTTTGACAGATATCCTTTCTTCATCAATTCATCTGTACGAATAATCTTATATGTAGGGCCAAATAATCCTTCTAACACCCATTTGTGTGTTTGTGTTCCATCAAGTGTTCCAGTAAAACCATATCGATATTTACAATCAAGCATCTTTGTCATGATACTGACGAGAGATTTTGATTTAAATAGATGTGCCTCATCACCAATCACTACATCAAAGTTATTAAAATACTTTCGATCTAGTTTATAAATTGATTGCCATGTAGTAATAGTAACACTGTCATCACTAATTTTATCTCTTCCAGCGTAAACACGATGACAATACTTTTCAACATCCCACCCATAATCTTCAAAGTCTTTATACATTTGTTCAACAAGAGAAGTTGTTGGAACTACAACTAGAATTCTACGTTTGTGTTCAACATGATATCTTGTGATAGCATATATCATTAATGACTTACCAGATGCAGTCGGTGATAGTAATAACTTACGATTATGTCTTAATGCATCATGAATACCCATAATTTGATATGGTCTGGGTTTATGTTTTGATATGCTCTTCACATAATCTGTGACACCTTCTGGAGATATCATCTCATTTTCTTCCAGTGGTAGTCCATAAAATTTACTTCCTTCAAATTCATAAGTATATCCTTTACGATTACAAAATGATATAACTCTATCTACAAGTCCAGTATAAATCTCATTTTTTCTCATGTCATATAACCTTATCTTTCCATCCCAATACTTATTACGATATTGTGGCATAAACTTGGCGCCAGGAACTTCAAATGTAAAATGATCTGAAAGTTCATGATACACATATTGCTCCGAGTCTATCGTAACAAATACTTCATTTTTCTTTTTAATGATTAGGTGTGTCATATGTTTTCAATACCTAAACTCTTATCACCAATACGATTAAATTTTTGATGATTGGTATAATTTAAAAACGACCCTAATATGTATTTTGCATATCCATTTGTTGATGGATTTCCTTTATGCAAATAACTCCATGTACAAGGAAATAAAAGAACTGTACCCTTCTTAGGTTTTACTTGTAAATTAAAGTGAGGAAATATAGTTTCACCTCCATCAAAGTTATCATTGAGATAACAAACTATAGCTAAAAATCTCTTAGTCGATTCAATATTAGTTACATCAGTATGAAAATCGTGTTGTTGATTATCATTACACAAATATCTTTTAACTCTTAGATGCTCATATCCATGTTCCTTTGGCCATTGAGATGAATGTAATTTAGTATCTTTTTTATATTGATTAATTGCAGATTGAATTCCATTCATAACAATCTTGAATGGTTCGTTAAATTCATGATGTTGCATAATGTCAAGTCTTTGACAATCACAAGCACCACATGTCTTAACACCATCTTCGGTGTAACATAAACTTATTTTTTTCAACTGTTCTTCCTTCTCTCTCCATAATCTTTCATAAGTTTCAATCAGATTATCGCAAAGAGATGAAGAAAAAACATCACCGTATGCCTGTATAAAATTTGTTTCCATTATGTAAATCCAGCTTGGAATTTATGCCATTCAATTGAGTTTTTAATTTGATATGTACGATTCGATATCTGTCTAAGAATACTTTCAGTGTAATTTATCATTACATCATAATATTCAACTTTTAAATTAGCATCAGAAACTCTTTCATCAGCATCCATATATCTAATTAACGCATCTTTATCTCTGACTTTCTTCGGAAAAGGCTCTTTTTCATACACTTCTGGATCTGCTTTACCAGAGTAGTATTCATATCTTTCATGACGAACACTCTTTTGTATCTTCTGAGCTTTCGTTCGTAATAAAATTAAATTATTAAGTATCTCATGATATTTAGAATGAAGTTGAGGAACCTTAATTGATTCTTCATGCATATTGTCAATATCAATCTTACAGTCCTCTTGCCACATGGACTGAATCTTATCAAGATTTATCATGTAAAATTATTTTTTAAAGTTAGTATCTATTCTAACACCATTTGGATCAGTTATATTAAATATTGTATATTTAAACGTCACCTCTGCTGTAAAATAGGCATAGTCACGAGTCGTGACATCAAAATCTAGTGTTGAGAGTGCAATTGGAAATGCATCTTTAAAATTAATTAAAACACTAGGTTTATAGTTACTGTTTAAAACTTGTAATGTAGCATCTGAAAATTCAAAATAACGTGGATCTCCATCATCACCTACAGTACGATCAGTTCTAAAATCATCTTTCTTTAATTGTTCAAATTGACCTAAAGACTCAGGATATCCAAGTCCAGTCATCCACTTGTAGATTGCAAGATAGTTTTCCATCTTTTCATCTACTAAGAAACGAACGTTTAAATCATCATATAAAATTTTATCTCCAGGCACAGCAATATCCTTCAAATAAGATGCTTGGATTGCAGTTCCCATGCTTATTTGAGGTATGTTTGCAGATTGGCAAAGAAAATCAACCTTTGGTGTCTTAGTTAAGATCAACTTAAAGCCAAGAGGAGACATATAGTTCCTATTGTCTATTTGTTTATCAAAGGGTGATACTGAATCAGTCATCTATCTTTTTTTGCAATTTTTTGATTCTTCTAACATAAAGAATCTCTGCTTGTGAATACAGAATTGGATTTTTCTTTGATCTTTTGATAATAAGTTTTACAGCTTGTTTATCGTTCATGTTACTATTTAGACACAAAAAAAGAGACCCTTTCGGGTCTCTGTAAAAAATATGCAATATGACTTACATAAGGTTTGTAACAGCAACTCTTCTGTAGTAACGGTTAGCGTTAACAGTAAGTGTTCCTGATCCTTGTGTTGTACCCTGTGAGAATGGGTTCTCAACCATTCCGTAACGAGTCTTAAAGCCAATTTTTGGTTGGAATGTATCCTGACCAACGGCTCTAACCATCTGTAGAGGAACGTAAGGACAATAGAATAAACCAGCATCGTAAGGTGAAGTACCTTTGTATCCGATAACATAGTACTGAGTTGCAGCACTGTTTGCAGCGAATGGGTCGATGTAAACTCTATACTTACCGTTGATAACACCAGCAAATGTATTACCTGTGTCGTCTACGTTTAAGTTAGCGTTAAGAGCAGGAGTGTAATCAAGTACACCAGCCATTGTTAATGCAGAAGCAACGTCAGCAGAACAAAGGATGATGTTACCCTTTCCACGACGAGTTCTTTGTGCGATGGCGTTTGCATCTCTTTCGATCTGGAATAATAGACCTTTGAATTTCTCAACAGACCAACGACCATTACTGTCGGTGTCTAAGTTGAACGTACCAGCAGACGCTACGTTAACCTGAGCACCAGTCTCAGCAGTTTTGTAGATTGTTCTGATAACTTCTCTGTTGATTTCAGCAAGAATTTCAGTTGATAGAATGTTTGCTAACTCAGCCTCAGCGTTCAATCCGTGGATTGCCTTAAGGTCTTGAGCTAATTCTAAACTGTACTGTGCCTTTAGAGCTCTTGACTTTGCAGTCACAGTAACTTTCTCGATTGAGAAAGCCATCTCGTTGAAAGTCTTTCCAGATTCTCCAAGATCTTCAGAGTCATCTGTTCTCATACCTTGACCAACA